AACGATATGAAAGACACGAAGACAGAAGATACAGAAAACAAACACACAAGCGGCAAGCCGTCGGATGCTTCGACTTGTTCGGCATTTTACGAATTAGTAATTTTAAGTTGTACAAAGGTACGTTAATTTGATATAATACTTATATGGATAGAAAAGATAAAGAATTCTTATGGTGCGAAAGATATAGACCAAAGAACATTAAAGACTGCATTCTGCCAGTCAATTTGAAAAAAACATTTCAACAAATCGTAGATTCGGGCGAAATGCCTAATATGCTTCTTAGCGGTTCTTCTGGTTTAGGTAAAACAACAGTTGCTCGTGCATTGTGTAATCAGCTTGGATTAGATAGTATACTCATCAACTCTTCAGAAGAAAACGGTATTGATGTTCTTCGATCAAAGATCAAGCAGTTTGCGTCAACTGTTTCGCTTAATGGCGGAAAATACAAAGTTGTTATTTTAGATGAAGCAGATTATTTGAACGCTCAATCCACTCAGCCTGCTCTTCGTGGGTTCATTGAAGAATTTAGTTCAAATTGCAGATTCATTTTTACGTGCAACTTTAAAAATAGAATCATTGAGCCATTACATTCAAGGTGTACAGTGATTGAATTTAACACCACGAAAAAACAACTTGCGGAACTTGCTGCAGGGTTTATGGATCGTCTTCAAGAAATTCTTAAGATCGAAGGTGTAGATTACAACAACAAAATTTTAGCTGAACTCATCATGCGCTATGCACCTGATTGGCGACGAGTAATTAACGAATGTCAAAGATATTCCTCATCTGGTGAAATTACATCAGATATTCTTATTGGTCTATCTGATCAAAACATAACGGCGTTGGTTGGCTTTCTAAAGAATAGGGATTTTAAGAGTATGCGCTCGTGGGTTACGAATAATAGTGATATTGATTCATCTGTGATTTTCCGCAGAATTTATGACACACTGTATGATTTCGCTGAATCGCAGTCTATACCAGCGATCATTCTTATACTCGCAGATTATCAATTCAAATCAGCCTTTAGTGCAGATAAAGAACTAAACACGGTCGCATGCTTAACTGAAATCATGGCTTCAGCCCAGTGGAAATGAGTAAAAGCGATAAGAAAATAAATGTTTTTTCGTTCATCAATTCGATCAATAATGGAAAAGGTGGCAAACATCTCCTTATTGATTCTAAGGCTGATGACACATTAGAAACATCTAATCCAGATGCAATTGAAAAACAATACGTGCCATTTATCATCAACCGTTCTTTTTCAAACTTTAAAGATACAGTTTTATTCGCTAACGAAATGAATTTTCATCCTACTCTTCCAGCAAGAATGCAGTATGATTTTTATAGAAATATCGTAACGGTCAAACGTAGATTTTCTAAATGGGGTAAGAAAAAGGATAAGTCTGCAGACGTTGCTATTATTCAAAAGGAGTACAATTATTCACGTGAAAAAGCTGAAACTGTATATCCTATTTTTAGCGATGACGCCATTAAAGCGCTTAGGAAAAAGCACGACTTAGGAGGTAAACAATAGTGGATAATCTGCGTATGTTTAAGTTCGCACTTGTATAAATAGATATAACATGATTGAGAAGTTTATAGAATGGACACCCGCAGACATGCTTGAAGTTCGCATCGATGAACCAGATGATTTCTTAAAAATAAAGGAGACACTTACACGTATAGGAGTCTCTTCTAAAAAAGATAAAAATATACTTTATCAGAGTTGCCACATCTTGCACAAACAGGGTCGATATTTTATTGTACATTTCAAAGAGTTATTTTTACTTGATGGAAAGCCTTCAAATTTTACTGAAGACGATCTTTCTCGTAGAAATACTATATCTACACTTCTCTCTGACTGGGGTTTACTTGAAATTGTTATTCCAGAAATGGCTAATCCAAAAACAACACTTAGAGCAATTAAAATAATTTCACATAAAGATAAATGTAAATGGTGTCTTGAATCCAAATACACCATTGGAAACGTAAAAAATAGTTAAATGAAAACACCAAAAAGTAATTCACTTGTAGAATCTATAAAAGATATTACAAATCGCAACACAATCGAAGAAGCATTTTCACGTCTACCAGGGCATATTATTGGAAACGAGTTATATTCTATTAATAGAAAACTTGATACATTTCTCTCTGGTCAAATGAATGGTGATGACGTAAACGAAAAGGAGCTTAATCAAATTATTAAATCTTTAACTAATATTAAGAAAGAAGTAAAAAGATTTAATAAAAAGGAAGATGTTCCTGTTTCCTACATGTATAAAAAAGAATCTGTTAGTGAAATGACCAAAGATTTCAAACCTCATTGGATGTACAACCCAAAAGACGGAGAAAAAGAATGGGCTGAAAAACCAGAAGACCACGAGAGATTAAACGCTAAAGGATGGGTTCACGAAGATCCATTAGATGAAAGTAAAAGCGAAAATAAGAAAGACATCGCGGATCTTGAAAAGTTAATTAAGAACCCAGATCCATCTAAGGTAAAGGAATACGGAGGCACCAAGTATGTCGATATGCTTAAAGCCAAAGTAAGTAAACTAAAAGAAAACACATCAGTTGAAGAAGCGAGTCCCCGCGGTCATGATTGGCTTGTTTTCAACCTAGATACTAAAAAGGTCAAGTACTTTAAAACGTATGATGCAGCTAGTAAATTTGCTAAGATCAAAGGAGGTGTCATTGCCACGTCAGCATATTTCCACGACAACAAAGATAAATTTTTTGAAGGTGCCGACAGTAAGAATGAACAATCTGTACGAAAAGATTCGATAAAAGAACTTGATGAGGCCAAAGCACCCGAAGAATATTTAGATTTTCAAAGCGATGATAAGAGTTATAGAGTCTATCAAGTAAACAACAAATATGGTGAATCTTCAGTAAAACCTGCTGAAAAGGCAGGCGAAAATTGGCCATCAGGAGCCCCAGTAACTAAAACCTTTAAAAAAGTTTCAAAGGCGCCAATTCCGAAAGGCAAGTTTTGGGTTTTAGACTCTGAGGATTATTACTATTGGTTCGTAAAAGCAGATGATTCTTGGTATGCGCTTAATAAAAAATATTCTTGGAAAACATCTACTTTCGCTTAATCTTAACAAATAAACAATGAGTACTGAAAAATATTTACTACCACACGAAAAGAAACGTTTAGCTGAAGCTAAAATTGTTTGGACGCCAGACCAATTAAAGTCTATGGGCAATGCCTCAGCTAAGTTAAATGCTTTCTTAAAGAAAACGTTTTCTGCCGGTAAGATAAGGATTAAATGGTCTCAACGCCGTGGTGGTATTGCCATTTTTGTAAAAAATAAAATGGAAGGCCCCACTTTTGATAGCGAAGATGACGCTAAAGAATATTTAAAAAAGCTCGGAATTAGAGTATAAATAGATTTGTAACAACACAAATAACACAAATAAACAATGAGTACTGAAAAATATTTACTACCACACGAAAAGAAACTTTTAGCTGAAGCTAAAATTGCAGGTGAAGATAGAGAACGCCTTGATAGCTTAATCTCTTTATATATCGGAGCAACAGGTCCTGAGGCGGATTATTATTATGACGGAAATGTTCCTGATGATGAAAAGATTTTAAAGGATATTGAAAAAGAGTTTGGATCAAAAATTGCTAAAGATGTTAGTAATGGAGAGAATGTTTTTCATTATGGTAGAGATAATAATCAAGGAGGCCGCTTAACATATGGTGATGCAACACAACATCGTGGCGCAAGACGTATCACAAAAGGTGGCAAACTTAATAAGCAAGACGCGAAAAAACTTAAAAAGGATATTAAAGATATTTTAAAGAATACAAAAACAAATAGAGGTTTTCGGGCACACAATTTAAAAGGAAAATTACCAGAGAGTAACTAATCTAAAGTATAGCACCAAAAAAAAGGCTCTTCAGATTCTGAAGGGCCTTTTTTATCCACTTTGTTATGTACAAATAGCCAAAAATATGGTATAATTCTTTTATGATTCTAGGTGGTTTTTATACAAGTGTCGAAAGGTTTGCTAACAATCTTCTTTATCGAGGTTATGACGATGATGGCAAAAAAATATCTCATCGCATCAAGTACAAACCTACACTTTATCTAAAGTCTAAAAAACGTTCAACAACATGGGAATCTTTAGATGGCCATCCTGTAGAGCCTCTGCAATTTTCGTCAATGTCTGAATTCAGGGATTTTCAGAAGACATATCGTGATGTTCCTGAATTTAAAATTTACGGCAACGATAGACATATTCCAGCGTTTATACAAAAACAATTCCCAAACGAAATTCCCTATGATCGTAGATCTGTCGACATTGCATCATTAGATATTGAAACCTCTTTTGGCGATGGGTTTCCAGAAGTTGACAATCCTGTTAATGAGATTTTGACAATCGCGTATAAAAGTTCAAAGGATGACACGTATCGTGTATGGGGACTTAAACCGTATGATGAGACAAAAACATCATTGTCAAAACAGATAAAAATCGAGTATCGCCAATTCACTAATGAGAGTTCAATGCTAGAAGCTTTCATTGAGTTTTGGTCTGATCCCGATAATACGCCAGACATAATTACAGGTTGGAATACTCGTTTTTTCGATATTCCATACATGATTTCCCGAATGGCTTTCCTCCTCGGTGAAGAAATTGTTCGCAATCTATCGCCATGGCGCAAAATTGAAAGAAGGGATATTCACATCAAAGGTAGCTCTCGCACTACATTTGATATTTCTGGTATTCAACACTTAGATTACATGGAATTGTTTAAGAAATTCGCTTATACGTATGGTGAGCAGGAATCATATTCACTTAATCATATCGCAAGTGTTGTTTTGTCTGAAAAGAAATTAGACTATTCTGAAATCGGAACTCTGCGAGATCTATACGACATCGACTATCAAATGTTTGTTGACTATAACATTAAGGATGTCGAGCTTATTGAAAGAATGGAAGAAAAGCTTGGTCTTATTACGTTGGTTATGACTATGGCTTATCTCGGTGGCGTGAATTATCAGGACACACTTGGAACTACGGCTATATGGGATTCAATCATTTTCCGCCGCTTGGCTAGAAAGAAGATTGCGATACTTCCTTCAGAAAGCAAAACATCAGAAGCATTCCCTGGTGGGTATGTGAAGGAACCACAGGTAGGAATGCACGATTGGGTGATGTCTTTTGATCTTAACTCGCTTTATCCAAGTTTAATTGTACAATACAACATGTCGCCAGAGACACGACTTACGATGAAAGGCGCGGAAGGTGCAATTGCCGCAAATGGTGCTATATTTAGTAAAGCTAAAAAGGGAATTATTCCAGAAATTGTCGAAGAACTTTACGCTAAACGTGTTGAAGTAAAAGGTGAAATGCTTGAGGCTAAAAGTAAACTTGAAACAATTTCTAAACACAAAAGAGGTGAGTATTTAGCAACATCATCACAGGTAGCTCGTCTTGAAACACTCCAAATGTCGATTAAGATTCTTTTGAATTCGCTTTATGGTGCAATGGGTAATAAGTATTTCCGCTATTTTGATTTGCCAACCGCTTCAGGTATTACACTCACTGGGCAAGCCGTAATCAAACATGCAGAAAACCATGTAAACAAATTTTTAAACGACTTTCTTGGTGGTCCTGAAAAAGACCGCATCATTGCAATGGACACTGACTCGCTCTATGTGGGTGTATCTGATGTGATTGATAAGTTCAAACCAAAAAAGCCAGTAGCATTCCTTGACGAATTCGCTAGTAAAGCAATTGAGCCTATGTTAGAAAAGGCTTTCGATACTTTTGCTGAAGATACTAAAGCTTACGTAAATAGGATGGTGATGAAACGTGAAGCTATCGCTGATCGTGGTATTTGGACAGCGAAAAAAAGATATATTCTCAATGTGCATAATAACGAAGGTGTACAATATGCCACACCCAAGATTAAGATGAAAGGTATTGAGGCAGTAAAATCTTCAACACCACAGGTTTGTCGAACAGCCATGCGGGAAATGTTTAAAATCATTGTTACAGGTAATGAGGAAGAAACACAAAAGGCTATTAGTATTTTTAAAACACACTTTAAGAGTCTTCCTGCAGATGAGGTCGCATTTCCACGAGGCATATCAGACGTACGAAATTCTTATAACAAATCTACGATATACAGCAAAGGTACCGCAATTCATGTTCGAGGAGCGCTTTTATACAATCACCACCTTAAAGCCCAAGGCTTAGAAAAGAAATACGAACTTATTCAGAATGGCGACAAGATCAAATTTGTTTATCTTATGGTGCCTAACACAATTCAAGAAAATGTCATATCGTTTCCATCACATCTTCCGGCTGAATTATCTCTAGATAAATATATTAACTACGATCTACAATTTGAAAAGACATTCCTCAATCCAATCAATATTATTCTTAATGCCATTGGTTGGACAGCTGAACCACAAGCAGATTTGCAAGAATTCTTTTTTTAAACATTAAATAACAAAAACAAAATGAACCACTGGGTAAAAGACATTTATGATATGCACACGAAATACGGTGTAAAAGAGGCGATAGAAAAATTAACACACGAGCAACTCCGTGAATTTTTAAAATTTAGAATTCGATTTTTAGAAGAAGAGCTTAACGAAACAAAAAAAGCCGTTGATGAAAATGACGCTGAAGAAGTTGTTGATGGTTTGATTGATATGTGTGTTGTCGCTATTGGTACCTTAGATGCATTTGGAATAAATCCATATAAGGCTTGGAACGAAGTCAAAATCGCAAACATGTCAAAGAAAGTTGGTGTTAAAGAGTCCCGGCCTAATAAGATGGGACTTCCAGATTTAATTAAACCAGAAGACTGGAAACCGCCATGCCATAAAGGCAACCACGGAAAACTTGATGATCTATTAGGAAACAAATGAATTATAGTCTAACAATATTTAATTCGATATTCGATAATAAGACACATCGTACGATGAGCTTTCCTACGTGGGAAAAGTTCGAAAAATTATTATACGAATTAAGTAAAAGACCAGGATATAAACCAAAACGGGGTGAAAGAAAAAACGGTTCACCTCTTATAACGCCTGCGTCATTTACTGAAAACACCACTCGTGCTAATAAGAACGTTGTTTCTTGGTGTGGTTGGGTGGCTTTAGATATTGATGATTACGAAGAAACATTTGAAGACGTGATTCAAACCTTTAAAGGCCATCATTTTGTGTGCTACAGTTCAGCATCATCCACGAAAGAAAAGCCAAAGTTCAGAATAGTTTTTCCACTATCACGACACGTCAAATCTGATCAAATAAAACATCTTTGGTTTGCTCTTAATCAGGAATATAACCATTTAGGCGATCCTCAAACGAAGGATTTATCTAGAATGTACTATGTTCCAGCACAATATCCTAACTCATATAATTTTATTTTTACTCACCATGGCCCACATCTTGATCCTGATAAATTGATGGAGAAACATGACTTTGTCAATAAAGGTACCAATAGCTTATCGTCTAATCTTCCACCTGCGATTCAGGAAGAACTTAAGAAACATTTTGCCAATAAACTTACAAATAAAAACTATACGTGGTCTTCCTATCGTGATTGCCCATTTATCAATAAACAACTCGTAGCGGAATATTCAACGATTAACGAATCGGGTTGGTATCATCATATGTACAGGATTATGTTGAGTATTGCGGCAAATGCTGTTAGAAGAGGATTTCCAATCACACCAGAAATAGTAGAGTCACTTGTTCGAGAAATAGATATGGACAATGGAGGATGGTATAAGAGCCGTCCTGTGAAGGTTGAAGCGGCTAGAGCAATAGAATTTGCCATAATGAATGGTGCTCTATAGTAGTTTGGCGAAAAAAGGTGCAATCATAAGTGGTTGATTTACAATAAGTTATGAATAAAATGCCTTTTTATTCATTTTATGGTGTACAAACCGCTGTTTTTATTATATAATATATTCAGAAAGGTAAGGAAACCAACTATATTATGAACAACAATAATCACAAGGGAGAAGTACTAGAGTCTCTGGATAGTCTACTTAAGAGTGTGGGTGAGAAGATAGGCATCTTGGAAGCTCTAGATAAGGACTCATCATGCAGCGGATCACACGATCTACATGATCAATTGACAAGCCTATTTACAGCACATAATTCATTAGAGCAATGTGTTGAGAGATCAAAGCTAGTAGTACAGTATAGTGCTAATATAGCGCCACAATAGGAACACTAATATAATAAAATTATGGAAGAATACAAAGTAAAAGTATCTGCTAATGGTGATAGAGAATGGTATCAAAATGGTATGCGCCATCGGCTAGACGGCCCTGCAATTGAATATGCTGATGGGCACAAGTATTGGTATCAAAATGGCAAGCGTCATCGCGAAGATGAGCCTGCTATTGAATATGCTAATGGTGATAAGTCTTGGTGGCAAAATGACAATCTTCATCGGTTAGATGGGCCTGCTGTTGAATATGCT